TTGGGCAGCATTACCAAACGCAAACGCGCGGACGGAAGCGTAGCGCACATGGCTCGAATCCGGATTCAGGAGGAAGGCGTCGTCGTCCACACTGAAACGGAAACCTTCGACCGCGAGCCGGCCGCGAAGCTCTGGATGAAGAACCGAGAGGCCGAACTCTCCAAGCCCGGGGCCTTGGAAAAGCTCAGGGCACCCGATCCGACCTTCGCCGAAGCCATCCAGAAATACATCAACGAGTCACGCAAGGGCATCGGCAAGACAAAGGCCCAAGTACTTGCCACGGTCGCTGCGACCAGCCTCGCAAAGCGGCGCGGCTCGACCATCACCAGCGCTGACTGGGTGCAGTTCGCAAAGGACCTTGGCGTTCAGCCGCAGACCGTGGGCAACTACCTATCCCACATCGCCGCGGTCTATCAGTTGGCCCGCCCGGCCTGGAACTACCAGCTCGACCCGGAAGTGATCAATGACGCGCGCAAGGTCTGCAAGTCGCTCGGCTTGACGTCGCGGTCGCGTGAGCGAGACAGGCGACCGACGCTCGAAGAGCTAGACAAGCTCATGGTCCACTTCGGCCTAGTCAAGCGCAAGGACGCCATTCCGATGCAGCTGATCATCTGCTACGCGATCTTCAGCACGCGCCGACAGGAGGAAATCACCCGACAGGTCTTCGAGGACCTAGACGAGCAGCATGCGGAAATTTGGGTGCGGGACATGAAACACCCCGGCGAGAAGTTTGGTAACGATGTTCGTTGCCACCTGGTGCCCGAGGCGCAAGCCATCATCGTGAATCGCCGTATTTCGACCGAGCAGGCCGGTCGCATCTTCCCGCACAACGGGGAGTCCATCAGCACCTCGTTCACCAGAGCCTGCGCCCTCCTCGGCATTGAGGACCTTCACTTCCACGATCTGCGACACGACGGCATCAGCCGCTTGTTCGAGATGGGATGGAACATCCCCACCGTCGCCGGCGTGTCGGGACATCGTAGCTGGAGCTCGCTACGCCGTTACACCCACATCCGACAACGAGGCGATAAGTACGCCTCGTGGCCGTGGCTGGAAAAGCTCGGAATCAAAAAGGCCGCCGCTGAACATTAGAGCAAAAGCTAGCGGCAGCGGTGCGCGCGAGAAAGTCGGTCGAAAAAAGTGTTGACGCCGCGAGGCCTGCCGCCCCGACCCCATCTAATTTACATTTATTTTTGAAGCACTCGAATGTAGATTTTTTTCCGCAAGCCTTTTCCAATTCCAGAAATTTACCTCAGCCCTGAAGGGATAATTAATTTGGTAAATTCTTATGTTGTGAAGGAAATAATTTCTGAAGGAGTCATCCTTCTTTTCCATTAGAACCACACCGATTACGAGGGAAAAATTCTTTTGCTGATCAGTACTTAACGTTTCATATAGGTCGCGCGTCTTTTGAAAGATGCGTTCGATGCTGCTGTAATCAATCTCATTGCGAGCGATCTTTACTTCGACAACCGTAACCCGATCTTGGCTGACGCTCGCAGCATCAAACAACAACTCCTTTCCCTTTACTTTAAATGAGGCATCGCGGACAAGAGCCAATTTCATGCGCTCACCGAGGGAATCCAGAGCCCACTTCTCAGCCAAAGTTGGAATCAAATCGACGGGAATTTGATCAGCAATCGATTTTGGACTCTTGTCTTCAAAGTCAAAGGGCTCATCAAAAGGCCACGTTCCACTTGAACCAAAAGCCTCCGCTATTTCGTTGTGGTCGGGGCCATGAGGCGTCTCAGGTGTCTTCGGTTGATTGTCCGGTTCTGTTCGTTTCTCGACTTCAGGCGGTGCAGGGCTAAGGCCCGCCTCGATGCTTTCCTGAGCCTGCTTCGCTAGAATTTGATCTGTCGTAGCGCCAGAAAATCTCTTGTGAATATCTGCAAAGGTGTTGTCACTCTGATAGTCACTTGGGGCGTAAAGCACAATGTGTTTGGTGTACAACACTATGAAAAAAGCCGCGACCAGAGCCGTAGGGAAAAGCATCAAAAACCAGACGTAGATTTGCTGAATATCCTTATCAATTAAAGGCAGGACTCCCAAGCCCATGACTTCGACCAAACTAGCAAAGACCCCGATGATGGTTAACGGGTTTTTTATGATGCTTGCGGAAATAGCCACCGTGGAGCTCCAACAATAGGTGCGGAAGTGTAATCGAGGGTAGCAATACAGGTTCGATCATCGCGAGGGCATCAATAACCTGTTGATTTTCAACAGGTTATTTTTTCCGAGACACGAGCGGGACAAAAAGCGTTTCCCGATTGATCTTCGCTCCAGATGCTGTATATTTCCTCAGTGTTTTGCGAAGTCTTTCGATACCGGTTTGAGGGCCAGGAACTGCCCACCAAGGAGGCGGTGAAGCTCACGCGCAGGGTCGGGGAGCTGCTCTACGTGGAGCGCATCCATGACCCCAGGCCCGGCCGCAGCCTGATGCTCGCAATGCTGCTGGCAGACGACAACGAGAAGTACCTCATTCCGACGCTCGACCGCGCGCACATGCTGGAAGTACGCGATGGCTTTTTCATCGAGGGGATGGAGGTCCACCCTCGCGGCCGAGGAAGCAAGAACATCAAGTCGGACGACTACCCGCAGCGTTGGTTCTGCAGGCCGGCACCACGCCCTGGCGCGTCCGATCCGAAAGTCGCTCGCGTCGAGGCCCGCCGGCACGCCGAATCCATCGCGACGGCATTGCAGCGCTGGCCCGGCCGTCGCGGCGAGCTTCCGGAGACGGACTGAGCCGCCCACCACAGGCCGCCACCAGCTGGCCGCTTGCCCCGTTTTGACACGACTTCGATACTGCCGAGATGGCTGCACAACTCCAACCGCTGCGGGTCTATCTGGCCGGTCCTGACGTGTTCCGACCCGACGCGGCCGACTACCTGAACGACCTTGCGCGCCAATGCGCCACATATGGCTTTGAGGCCCTGATTCCGGCCGACAACCAGGTGACGGAAGCACTCCCGCTCGCCGAGGTGCCTCGCGCAATCTTCGACACGAACATGGCCCTGCTTCGGCGCGCGCACGGCGTCATTGCAAACCTTGCACCATTCCGCGGCGCCGAGCCCGACGCCGGGACCGCCTTCGAGGTCGGCGCCGCGGTCGCCCTCGGGGTGCCTGTCGTTGGCTATGGCCTTGCCGGCATCTACGCCGACCGTGTGCCCGCCCAGCGCGATACCGAGGGCGTGCTGCGGGACAGCGAAGGGATGGCCGTGGAGGACTTCGGCCTACCCGCGAATCTAATGCTCGCCACCTCGGTCAGAATCGCCCCGACCGCCGCCGAGGCAATCGCCATGCTTGCGCGCCTGTTGCGGGCCAGCACAGCTCCGCACTCGACGTAGAGGCTCGCCATTGAGCGGCAGCGACAATCTCAAGCATGAGCCAGACCGATTTTTCCCCCGAAACCGCCACGATCCTGCGAATGCCCACATGGTTGGGCCGCAACGTCACCCAGGACCACCACCTCCCCCATGCGCTCGGCGACTACAAGGTCACGCCCGGCGCGGGCGATGCGCGCTGGACCGTCACCAACCTGAAGACGGGCGAGTCAATCTACGACGGCATCGGCCCGGTCGAGATTCTGCGCGGGCGAGTCTGAGCCAAATCCTCAAGATCGATTCCAGCCAGTTCGGCCAGCATGATCAAGATCGCATAGGCCATCGGCTCGGGAGCCTCAACCGGGAATAGCTGATGCCGTCGCGAATTGCAAAGTCGATGGGTGGCGACGATGTTCTCGCGCGTGTCCCGGCCGCCGTCGCGTCGAGCTTGCAGATGCTCCGCAGTGCAGTCGCCATGCATGAGCCGCAGACAGTAGTAGCAGAGGCCGCCCTGCTCTCGACAAGCGGCACGCCTCAAGGATCGAAGACGTAAATTTGCCCACATTGGGGAACTCCTAAAGTTGAACTTTGAAGTCCCCGATGCACAAAGTGTCAGAGCGGGCGCCGCGCCACAAGCTTTCGGCGGGTGCGTCCATGAGACGCACGGTCGGGCGCAGGCCCGAGCAGTCGGAATTCTAGAGCCATGTCGGCACAGCCACCAATCGAGGGGCCTGCGGCAGTCTCACACCCCGGCGCGCAATTGATCCACCCGCAACGGCTTCACGCACTCAGCGAGAGCCGCACGCAGCTCCCCCTCATAGCCCTCGCGCAGTTCAATCTCAGCCATCGCCGAGGCACTGAATCGATCGAGGTCCACGCCAGGAGATAGCGCCTCGGTCGGCATGGCCGGGCGCGCAGGCACGTCCACACGGCACTCCACCGGGATCGGCACCTTCACCGCTTGAATCGGAGCCACACCACACGCGGCGAGCGAGCCGGCAAGGGCCACGACAGCCGCCAGGAGCGCACAACGCTTCATGGCTGCGCCCTCCCCCTCAGCCAACCATCGACGCGAACCTGCGCGCTTCCACAGGCGTTGCCGGGCACAGCAGGCGGCGTGCTTAGGATGGCGTTCGCGGCCTGCTGCCGTCCGGTAGCCGCGGCGCGCGCTGCCGCCTGCGCCTTCTTCGCTTCCGCGCCGCGCTTATCGGCCAGGTCGCGAAGGTCTTCAGTCGCATCACTGCAGGCCGAAGCGGCGGCCCGTGCGTTGTCGCGCTCGACAAGCGTCGTCGCAGACTTCTCGCGCGCGCCCACCCATGCCCAGCCGAGTGCAGCATTGCCCGCCACACTCAGGCCGAGCGCAACCAACAGGGCGTGCATCAGGCTCATTTGCTCAGCACCTTCAATGCGCGGTCCGTCGCCGCCGTGCGCTCAGCCAGCTTGAGGCGCTTCGGTCCGTTCACCAGTCGCGTGACCTCGTGGACATCGCCGCGCTGCGCCGCCGGCAGACAACCCCTGTACTCGGCGAAGAACCAGCACGCCGACATCGCGGCATCCTGCGGCTGCAGCAGCAGCGAGGGATTGCCACGGAAGTCACGGCTCAGTGCCTTGCCCGCTGCGATGTAGGCATCTTCCCAAGTGAGCTGAATGAGGCCGCGCCCGTGGAAGCCCTTGTAGCGCAGCATGCTCAACCCTCGCGGGTTGCGCACGTAGTCCTCGGCCCGGTAGCCGCCTTGCACGAACAAGCTCGGGAAGATGTCGCGCAGTCGCTGCGGCGTCGTGTAGTTGAGCCCTTCCTCGACCTTCTCCAGTTTGTCCGACTCGACCGTGAGCTGCCCGAGAAAGACAGCCATCGCCACGGGCGAGTGAATGCGGAAGCGGTTCATGCCGTCCGCAAGGTGAAGGGTGTAGCGCTCGGCATCAGCGCGCGTGGCGCCCGTGCATTCGATAAGGGTCTGCGTGTCGATCATTGGGGGACTCCGGGGTTAGGCCTGCCGGGCAAATAGCGCTCCAGCATGGATTCGATGAACTTGGCATTTGCGAAGCTGGCGGTGAGCACAAAGCCCAACGTGGTCCACACCTCAAACGACGCCTGCCGACTGACGATGAAGGCTAGCGTGCCGGCTAGCCAGGCACCGGCCATGTGCGATGCGCACATCAGCCAAGGCCGCAGCAATGGCTTGTCAGGCGCGGCCGACAACTCGCGGTCAATCCGCATCAGCAGTGCGGTGGCACCGGCCAGACTCGAGATGACCAGCGCGAGCACCATGAGCACGGGCGGGATGTTGAGCGGGTCGGCGAGGCCCGATTGCGCAGCCGCAAAGGCCGGAAGGGCCAGCAGCGGCAACCAGATCGCAACGATCAGCCCCCAGATGAGGCGGCGCAGTTTCGGCGCCGTGAGCTGCTGGCTCGGTTGCGTGGTGATGCGGTCGTGTAGTTCTTTCATCATGTGCGTAGGCGATGGCGCTGGAAAAGATCAAGGAAGGCAATGAAGGCAGCGAAGAAGGCATCGATCCAGAACGGCATGGCGAGTGCGCGCCACCACCCACCGCCGCCGGCGATGAACACATAGGTGATGCACATCAATCCCATCGACAGCGCCACGTAGATCAAGTGCCGCCATCGCTTGGCAATGCGAAGGTGAAAGCGATCAGGAAGGATGTCGTTCACGACGACATCGACCACACCGACAGCGGCCACCACGGCGAGCGCACTCACAAGCCACCAGCCAGGTTCGCCGCTTTGCGTGATGAGGCGATGGGTCAGCGCCTCCGGCTCCCACCAGATCACCCCGATGGAAGTCAGCGCCGAGAGCGCCACATACAAGCGCGTGATCCAGTAGCGCGGCAGCGTGCTGATGTGGTGGCGGCCGAGAGCATGCAGATCGCCCCAGTTCGAAGAAGCTCGTTCGTGGCTCATGGTTCAAATCTCCACTTGCACGAGCGGCATGCCGGCAGGCGCATCACTCTCGATGACGCCATCGCGCACGAACACCTCGACGCCGATCGCACGCTGGCCGACACCGCGCGCAGTGAGCACGCCGCCACCGGGAAGAACGAGCTGCGCGATGTCGCCATCGATGGCAGTCACGGTCGCGATCTGCAGCGGCTTGGCCGGCAGCAGTTCAAGGAAAGCGCTGTAGAGATTGCGGGCCATGCTCATGTCTCCACATGGGTTTCGACGTTGAGCGTCTGGCGCACCGTGGGCCAGGCTTGGTCGAGCGCGATGCTTCGCACAAGGCCGAGGCGCAGTGCGTCGCCACCGTCGTAGCGCACGAGCGAGCCCGGGAGGATCAATCCCGTCTCCGGCAGCACCGGCATGCGCAGGCTCACATGCGCCTGCCGTCCCGTATTGCTCAGCTCGGCAAGGCCACGCTGAATGACAGCATCCGCATGCGTCATCAGCGGATGGGTGACCATGGGCGCGTCGTAGTTGCCAGCCGTGCCGCTGCGCGTGATGTCGCCGCGCACGCCATCGCGCGTGGTGCCGTAGATGAACGCACGGTTGTAGGCGGGCCGCCTGACCCACTCGATGCCCTCGACCGACACGACATCGGCAGGCAGCACGTAATCTGGCGTGAGCGTGTGCCACATCCACGGTGCGGCCGGATAGCGCGGAAGAATCCGCAGCGTCTTGTCAGTGTTGTGCGGCTGCACGATGGCTCCGGCGGCGGTCGCGATGTCGAGCACCGCCGCAATCGGCGAGCCCTGAAACGCCCAGGTGCCACCTGGCACAAACCAATCGGGGATGCGATAGTCAATCGCCCATCCGTTGTTCACACCGTTGATCGTCATGGCGAGCGCCATGAGCTGTGCGGCCGTGCGCCCCGATGAAGATGCAAAGCTCTGCTCGGGCGCATATGGCTTGTCGAGCAGCACCGCGCGCCCCTTGCCTCGCACTCGCACCTCCGAGCGGGCGAACTGCCGATCACGCGCCGGAACGTCAGCCACGAGCCGATACGGCACGCCGTTGACCATCGCCAACAGCTCGGCCGGGTCGCCGTTGTTGTCTTCCTGCACGAGCGGCAGCGCCGAGCCCGGCAGCGTGGCGCTCCACTGCCAGGTCCACGAGTCAGCGTCGAGCGACATCGAGAAGCCTCGGGCCTCGATGATGTCGCCCCCATCCACGCGCGTGAGCGCGATGCTGTTTTCCACGGAATAGACCTCCAAGACGGGCACCACAACGGTCTGCCCGGTGCCAGGCGGCGGCGAGTGCCGCTCGCAGATAAAAATCAGCGTCGTGCTGTACTTCTGCTTTTCCCGAAACACGAGCGTGGTGTCGGGCAGATAGCAGGGATCGACCTCGGGCGGCACGATGGCCGAGCGCCCCGGCGCCGGCACCATCGCCGCTTGCCAACGGGAGATCCATGCTCGCTCGATGAGCTGTGCCACGCCAAAGCCTTCGCCATGCCGATGCGCAAGGCTCCCGGCCTCCTGCCAGCCGGAATGCACGTCACGGCGCAGGCGGTTGGCCTCCTGATACGGCACAGCCAGAACAGCCGGCGCGAGCTGCTGCGCCGCCTGCCACCGCACGCGCGCAGCATTGCGGGCACGGCCCGCCTCCTGCCAACGCAGCGCGGCCGAGGCCGACACAGAGTCGGCCGCCTGGTGTCGCACCGCCGCCGCATAGCGCGCCCGGCTCGCCTCTTGCCACACCGGCGCCGTGACGCCGGCCCGGACCTCGGCGCGCTGCCAGCGTGAAACCCGGCCCGCACTGCCGCGCGCGGCGCTTTGGTGCCGGGCCACGGTCGCGATGCTCGTCGGCACCGCGACCTGCCATGCAGATGCGACCTTCCCCACGAGCGGACGGTGCGTCGCGCTGTCGTAGCGCACCGCACCACGCGCCATGAAAGCCGGCAGCGCCACGGACCCGCCAGCGGTCGCGCGCGGCGGCCTCTTCGCCAGCGCCGTGCCCGACACCCTGAATGCCGGCAGCGGGATGCGCCCGTTGAAGCGCGCCGCACTCGATGGCGTCTCCGGCTCGCCGAAGATGAGGATGTTGGGCGGGCCGCCCGCAGGCGGCTGGCTGAAGATCAGGTCATTCGCCACCGATGACCACCTCGCCCAGGAAGAAGAGCCCGCCCGCATAGAGCTTGCCCTCGGGGTCGCCCTCCGGAGGGTTCTCGATGGTGAGCTTGATTTGCCCGGCGCCAGATGGACCGCTCACGGTGTAGTCGATGACCCACGTTCCATCCGCCAGCACGATGCGGCCCCACTTCGCAATGCCGGTCACGAGCACCATGTCGCCCTCTGCGCTCTTCTGTACCAGCGCCAGCAAGCCATCGGCCACCCCGCCCGCAGGCACCGCCAGTTCGGCCGCGGCGAGCACCGTCGTGAGCGCGCCGCCATCTGCTGGCTTCAGGCCATCGCACGCGAGGAACCGGGCGCCCTCGCCGAGGAAGGCCACCAAGCCGGGACCGCCCAGCATCGCGTTGATCGCGAGCACGTTCATAGCATCAGCTCCAGCTTGCCGTTGGCAAGCGAGATGCCGTCGGCAACGACCGCGCGCTTGTCTCGCAGGTAGTCGTGAGAGAGCACCGTGTAGGTCTCGGTCTCTTCGACATACTGGAAGTCGAAAGCGCCCGTGGTCGGGTTGCTCCACTGCTGCTGCACCATCAGCATGTCGCGCTCACGGATCAGAAATACACGTCGATGCACGGGCTTGTTGACCCCGCCGACGTGCATCAGCACGACGCCGCGCACCCGCCCGCGAATCTTCGGGTCGAAGAAGTAGTTGGGGCGCGCGACATCAATCCCCACTGGCGCCGCCCGCATGGGCGTCGGAGTTGCACCCAATGAGTTCCCGGACTCTCCCCGAAGAGAAGCCGAGACGTACGGTGATCGCTTGATCTGCTCCGGGCCGATGAGGATCACCGAATTCGCCGTGGTGCCGTTGCCCGCTGGGGTCAAACCTTCCCACGTCATCGTGCCTGCGGTATTCCCACCACTGCTAAGCGTCTGTGTCGCTACGCCCAGCCGCAAAGCGGCGACTGGGGTGGTGGATCGAAGAACCCACGGAGCGGTGACCGAGACTGCTTGAGCACCCGAGGCAAGCGACAAGATCGCAGATGCGACACCGACAGCCAACCCATCGCCGGCTGCAGTCAGGGAAGGCAAGGCCACCGTGACAGTCGTGGTGTTCGAAACCACTGCGGTCTGCTCCGATTCGACCGCGGCCGCCGCAAACGAACATGTAACTTCCATGATCACACCACTCATCCGGCCATTAGCTGCCTGCGTGAACGCTGGAGCCACAGCATCCGAAGGCGCTGCGACAGAACGAATGTAGACCTCGGACCACTGAGTGAGTGAGTCTGCAGTTAGCAAGGCGGGGCCAGCCGTAGAGACTCGTGTCCAACCTGCGGGAGGCGCACCGGGGGTTGCACGGAACATGACTGCTGCAACCAAGGTCGTTGGGTATTCACCGGAAAGAGCCGGCAGCGGCAGAGTCATCGCTGACAGACCGTTGTCCTGGAGCACCGTCGCTCCTGCAGCGGTAAGCCGGGGCGTCATGCGCGCCGACTGTGTCATCGTGCGCGCGCCAGGAAACAGGACGCCGACGAAAGCATGGGCAAAGGTCCAAACACTGCCGTCGTCGGACCATTCGATGCGCACCGCCAGCAGGAACTTCGTTGCGTCGCCGGCCGCGCCCAGCCGAATGTCCGTCACGTCTTGCGGCGAGCCGCCAAAGTCCCACTGCAGCACAGCTCGCCGATTGATCGATACCGCCGTTGTCGTGTCACCGTCCTTGAGGTCGGCGAGCGAGCCCGTGACCTGAGGAATGCTGCTGGTCAGCGTCGCCGCGGCATCGACGCGAGACGCCCCAGCGCGCAGCCAGAACTCACTGAGTTCGACCGTTTCGCCGCCGTCATAGGGCGCCATCCCCAGGGCTCTCCAGTAGCGGTGTGCAGCCATCGCTTAGCGCCACGGGCCGGTGATGTCGAACAACGTCACGCCAGCAGAGGCCGCATCAGTGGGGGCCGCGAAACCCGAGATCGAAGGATTCACCACGAGCAAAGTTCGGCCGGCGAGATCGGCCGTGCCAGGGACTCGATCGCCGAACCGCAGGGAGTCCGCAACCTTCGATTGCGGGATGGTGCGAATGCCCGGGATATCTGCGCGCGGCGGCAGCGCGCCGCCCGGAACAATGAACTCCCTCGACATGAAGAGTTCACCGCTGTATCGACTAGGAAACTCTCCGAAAGTGGTGTCTGAACCCGAATTCCCTTGCGTGCCCACATACGGCTTGATGGTGTTGAGCACCGCGCTGCCGAGTCCCGTGAAGTCCCGCGGGGTTGCGGTCTGCGAGACGGCGCGGTTGTTGTCGAAACTCCCGTCGTACTGCGACGCGGGCGCGGGCGCGACTGAATAATTCAGCGCCACTGCGAAGGGGTCACCGCTCGCGCGACGGGACAACAAGTCGCCGAATCCTCGTGTCGTCCCGTTCATGAATGTCGCATTCGCCCCAAATGCGGGGATCGGGTGCCAGAAGAAGAAGCGGGCATCCGCAAACATCGCGTATGCAGCAGGCGTCGCGCTTGCCACCGTGGACTTGGTCCAGTAGCCGCCGCCGGACATTTGCGCCGGCGCAGGGAAAGGCCCGAGGCCGGTGTCCACGTCGCTCATCGACTCGTAGGCCACCACCCGCGCAGCCGTGGTCCCCGCGTCATCGACGCGCAGGCACATACCGCCACCCAAGGCGTCCACGGCGGCGCTCTTGAACACCGCCCTGCCAGCGACCGAGAAGGGCTTCGACCAGCCAGCGGGCGCCATCTTGATCGAGATCGATCCGGCTGCGGCGCCATCGGGCACCCCAGGGCAAGCAAAGGTCAGAGTGTTCGGCTGCTTGCCGGTCACCTTCTGTTCGCCATTGAGGGCGGTCTTGTCGGTGACACCCTGCACGAGGATGACCGCATGCTCGAGCGCTGAATGAGAGCCCGTCCATGTGGCGGTCGCGATACCACCAGCCACCACGAGTGAGGTCAGCGCCTTAGTGTCCCAGCCGGTGACGAGGAAAGCTTCGAGCAGCGCAATGAACGAGCCGCTGGCGCCGTTACTCGTCGGGGCGTTCGCCATGGTGCTCAGGACGTACTTGACGCTGGTGTCTACAGGGGATGCCATGAGGTCTTCTTTCTCTTGAATCAGGGACGGTCCACGCCGATGCGCACCAGCAGCTCGAAGGAGTCATCGAGCACGGTCACAGCGCCCATCTGCACGGTGCGGATGACGACGAAGGGGAACGTGGCCCCCACGGTGTTGAAGCGGATGACAGAGCCGGCGGGCCAGCCGCCCGAGCCGAAGCCCGCGGCCGGAATGCGCATGTACGGCACGCCCGAAGGGCCAATGGGCTCGCAGTCGGCCGAAAGGCTCTGCCCCGTCACGATCTGGCCGACGTGCTCGCCGATCAGGTTGTAGGCCGTGCCGCCGCCGTTGATCTGGATGCGCCACCGCTCGGTCACCGCGCCTTTGTTCGTGACGGTGATCGGGTAATCGATGTCGTTGAACGTCGGGTCTGCCGGGTTTCCGATCAGGTTGTCGGACCATTGACCCGTCCAGCTCTGCTGATCGAACAGCAGCGACACACGGGCCTTCACATCACCCATTCGAATGAGGCTGCCGACGAAGGAGTCGCCCGCGCTGTAGTCGTGCGACAGGCGGGACGCGAACGAGACACGACCATCGATCGACACATCGGTGACGGTCAGCAAATCCTCGATGGTGTGTTCGTAGACGACGGGCTGCGCGAACGCCGAGGCGTCGGTGACCGTGAGCGTGCCGGCGTCGAGGTTGCGCGTGTAGCCCGTCTCGATGGTCAAGCCGTCAGAGCCGATCAGGCGCGTGCGCGAGAGGCGTTCGCGACCCGCGTCGAGGGTCTGGCCGTTCGACACCACGGCCGCCGGCAGGCGCCTGGTGTTGCCGATAAACGCCAGGCCACCCTTCCAGAAGATCGGCACTCGGCAATCTGCCGGGAAGCGCACCGGGTCGAGGCCGAGCAGCGTCGCATCCACGGGCAGCGAAGTGACTGCAACGGCGTTGTAGCGGATCGTGCTGGCGAACACAGGGACCGGCTTCCAGATCTTCCCGTCACTGCCAATCGCATCGGGGTCATACCACGGCTCCGACTCATTGCCGGCCGCGGTCACCCAGTCGCCGAACCGCACCTTCACCACGCCCGTCGACACATCCACCGTGCCGCGCACATTGGCGCCAGTGATGAGGCCCGTGAGGTCGGCTGTGACGTTGATCGTGCCGCCGTTGAGCTTGGTCGCCAGGAGCTGCAACGTACCTGGGGCGACAGGCGCCACGGGCGTGCGAAACACCACGTACTCCACGGGCTGGCCGTTGAGCGATGTCAGCAGACTGTTGACGGTGACCGTGCTCGACGCCGAGGCCGGCCAGGCGTTGAGGCTCGCCGTGTTGGTGGCGTAGTCGTAGGTGCCGGCCTGCGTGGCCGCGCCGGTGGCCGGATCGAGGTCGGTGTAAAGCGAGCCCGCCCGGTCGAAGTAGGTCTTTCCCCCACCGTGAAATTTACGCTGCCAGGCACGCCGGCCTCGCTCGCGTTCGGCAGGAGCTGGATGGACAGCTTGGGCTGATTGAAGACCTGGCTCTTCGCGGTGCCGCCGCCGGCCACCCGGAAATCCGCCGTCACGAGCGCCGACGCATCCGCCGGCAGCGTGGCATTCAGCGGCACATAGGTGTAGCCGGTGAGCGTGTTGCGGAAGGCACCCGGCAGGTTCGGCGAGAGCACCGTGCCCAGAACGCCGAGCTGATTCACCGCCCACTGCGGCACCGGCACGGTCACGACGGCCTCGGGGTAGAGCTTGGCTACACCGGTCGCGTAGGTGATGGTGCCGAACTCGACGCCCAGGCCGTCCACGAGCTTGCCGCTGCCGTTGTCGGTGATGGTCTTCGTGGAAGCGAAGTTTTGCGGCGCCCACATGTCCGCCGGAACGCCGCCCGTGGACATCAACACGAGGTTCCAGCTCAACGCCACCGAGCGCGGCGCGATATTGGTCTTGCCGAGGTTCAGCGTGATGCCGCCATCGACATCCCGCGCAGGGGCCGGGAACGTCTTGGTTTCCGGCGTGCCGTGGCTGTAGCCCACCGTGAAGGCCACCGACGACGGCGGCAGCGTGTTGGGCCGCAGGTCGATGGTGCTGGTGGCGTAGCTGACCGGGCCGGTCGCGTCGCCCGTGAGTGCGCCGCTGCCGTTGTCGCTCGCCTGCCGGGCCGCACCGTCGTTCCAATCGACGGTGATGGTGCTGGACTGCGCTGCCTGGTTGTCGAGCGCAAGGCGGATCAGGACGGCGGCCGGCAGCGTGCCGCTGCGGTCGCGATAGTTGACCTTGGCGCCCCAGAAGTACAGCACCTCGCTGCCCACGTCGGGCAGGACACCGAGCGTGGGCGCAATGGTGCCGGTCACGTAGTCAACCGCACCCGAGCCGATGCTCGAATCGGCGCCGCGCAGCCGCCCGGCACCGTCGTCGGCCAGCTCGTACCAGTTTGCGCCAGCCCGGTAGGCCACGCGCAACGTGCCAGGTGCGGGCGGCGGCAGGATGGTCAGCGGGTAATTGATGCGGCGGTTCTCTGCCGTCACCGCAATGGATGCCGAGTCAGCCAGCTCAATCGGCGCCGCGGCCGGACCGAAGGAGATGGCCTTGGTGCCAGTGATCTGCGGCGCGTCGCTCGCGAAGGTCAGCGTGCCGCCGACATAGGAGGCAGTACCGATGGTGAGCGCGCCCAGCTTGAGCCGGCCACCGTCATCGGTGATCGTGCCGGCGCTGGTCGCAATCGACAGCGTACCGGCGTAGAAGGGATTGCCCAGCGTGAAGGTGGCATTCGGCCCCATGAGCGCGGCGGTGGTCAGCGTGACGACGCCAGCGCCCGAGCGCACGAGCGCGATGGAAGAGCCGGCAGCCGAGGTGTCGGTAATCGAGATCTCGGTGGTCGAGGTCGGCGCGATCTGCGTGTCGATGCGATCCACCTTCACCGACAGGTCGCCGGTGGCGGCATTCACCACCAGGCGCGACACGCCGTAGAAGCGCGCCGCATCGGCCACGAGCATGCGATTGATGGCCGCTGCGGTCTGCGTGCGCTCGAAGAGGCGGTTGGCCGGCGTGCCGGAGTAGTCGTGCTTGAGTCCGTTCTGCAGCTCGCAGACGCAGACTTGAGCCTGGTAGTCCACGAACGCGCCGCTCGTGGAATAGCTGTAGGTGCGGTTTTCTACCTTCACCGAGACAAGGCGTACCGCTTCGCTGTTGCCGCCGCCGCTGATTTGCAGGGTGCTGTTGACGGTCGGCGGCGTCGCGCCAGGCCGCTGGAAGATCAACAGCGACTTCTGACCCTCGACGTGGTTCGCGAGCAGGTAACCGGTGAATTCCTCGCCGGGCGTGGTGTAGGCCTCCATGCGGGCCTGGATCGCAGCGCGTCGGTCGAAGAAGTCGTTCGTGACAAAGAGGGTTGCCGACACGTTCGGGTCGAGCGGCGGTCGGGCGATGCCGACCGTCCCGCCGAGGGCCGTGTCGGTGTTGAGCGTCTGTACCGTAGCGGCCACCTTCATGATGGACACGTCCCCCTGCGCACGGTCCACCTCGCTGATGTCCTTGAAGACGGCATTGCTCTTGCCATCCGGGATGACGATGGAGGTCGGCGCGCCGCCGCCCTCGGGCACGTCATCCATGACTTGCGTCGCCACGAGCTTGATATCGGATTCGAGAATGGTCATACGGTGATGAGTCGCACGATGGCGACGTAGGGGTAATCGGCGACGGGCAGCTCGGGGCGCGCGAGCGGCTTGCCTTCAATGGGCAGGCCGGGCGCGAACTGCACGGTGAAAGTGCGGCCATCGGCCAGTACGAGCGCGTGCGCGCCGATGGCGTCGCCTTCGGCCAGGGTTTGCAATGCCGTGAGTGAGCCGCGGCGAATCCATCCGGCATCGACCTCGCCCTGCAGCGTGATCGGCCGGCCCGCCAGGCGCACGCCAGCATCGATCAAGGCCGCGCCCGTGAGCGAGTACTCGAGGCTCTTCTCGACGCGGCTCCATCCGAACTCATCGGACCAAACCATGCCGCGCGGGATCTGCAGGCCGGCCAGCGTGTGAAACTTTGAAGTGGCCATGTCTATCGGCTCTGGCGGTTGGAAGACGTGCCGGCCGCGGCGCCGAGCTGCGCGAGCAGGTCCTCGATGGCGTCCGCACCGGCGGCATTGGTTTGGACCGTCCCGTAGTCGCGACCATTGAGATTGAGGTGCAGGTTCACGGTGCGGTTTGATTCGGGCTGCGGGATCGCAGTGGGTGTGGTCCCTTTGCCGAAGAACGTCTCTTTCTCGGCCGCCTTCAGCAGCGCTTGACTCAGCGTGCCGCCGTCCGCGTACTTCTTCTGGCCCGGGTTGTTGAAGAAAGGGATGTCGCCCTTCGCGTCGGCGAATTCCATCGCGATGGCGCGCGCCCTCTTCTCATCGCTGACGCCTGCGGCTTTCAGGAACGCGGCAATGCCCGTCAAGGTCCCAAGGTCGCTGCCGGCGTTGACGGTCTTTCCTTCCTTGTCGGTCGAGAAGCCGGCCGCGTTGCGACCGAGGCGCTTGTTCTCCAGCTCCGTTTCGCGCTCCTTCAAGGCGTTCGCTTTCTCACGCACCTCGACATCGCGCTCTCGGGCGTTGGTGACATCGCCGAGCGCAGCGGCCAAGCCTTGCGCAGTCTTGGTCGCATCGGCCTGCGCGTCGCGCAGCTTCAGCGTCGAGCGGCCCGCGCTGTCGAGCACGACCTCGAAGCCGCGCATGGCCGCCTGCGCCTGCACCCAAGCGGGCGCCACACCGTTGCCGGCCTCGATAGCTGCCTCGGCGGCGCGCTTCCATGCTTCGCCCAAGCCGATGGCCGTTGCCTGTCCGCTGTCGCGAATCAGCTCGTAGTCGCGCAGCGCGACCTTGGCGACAGTCTCAAGCTCGACCTTCGTCTGCACGCCCGAGCGCTGAAATGCCGCAGCGATCTCGGCCGCCGCATCAGCCTGCGCCTTCTTGTTCGTCACGGCAGCCTCGGCGGCGGCGAGCGTGGCCCTCTTCAGCTCTTCGAGCTTCTGCGCCGCAAGCTCCAGATTCCTTGTCTGGATTGCTTCGTCATACTCGGCGCGCAGGCGACCAACCGCGGCTCGGGCGCTTTCCGCCTCCTCCTTCTGTGCGGTGAGCGCAACGCCCAGGGCGTCACTGGCCTTACGCAGCTCGTCGAGCTTCTGGCCCGCAAGCTCCACGTTGCCGGCGGCGAATGCCTGGTTGTATTCGTCACGCAACCGGGAAACGGCGGCCTCGGCCTCGGCCACCTTCGCGCGCTGCGCCTCGGCCGCTGCGGCGGCCTTGCCGCCCGCCTCCTGCGCGTTCGTGCCAGCGGCCTGCATCGAGGCCGCCATGCTGGTGAACGCCGCCGAGCTGGCGCCCGCCGCGGCCGTCGTGGTCTCGGCATCGCTGGTCAGCCCCGCCCACCCGGCACGCGCTTCCTCTGCGCCCTTGGTGGCACGGTCGAACGCCTCCGCCGCCTTCTCGCCGAAAGCGACGGTCACGCCTTCCATGCCCGCCGCAGACTCGCGCACCTCGGCCGCGGCTTGCTTGAACGCAGCAGACACGGCACCGAAGCTGATCTTCGACAGCCCTTCCAGCATGATGCCGACGCCGGTCAGGATGTCGCGCGTCACGCCTGCGAATGCCTCGGCCACGCGGAAGACCGTTGCAATCAGAGTGTTCGCGCCAGCGGACGCCACGCCCCAGACCGTTTGCACGATGTTTCCCGTGCTCTGCGCCTTTTGGCCGAAGCTGTCGAGCAGCTCCCCCACGCGGTCGGCCATCGCCTGCGCCTTCGCCAAGAGGGCCGGCACGTCGATGCTCGCGGCGAATGACTGCACCCACTTGATGCCGTTCTGAAAGGCCGAGGCAATGGCCGTGCCGAAGCGCGTCACCGTGCCGTCAGCCACGGCCGCGCGCAGCGCACCAGCAAGCCGCTCAACGCCTTGCGTGAGCACGGGCAGGACGGGCGCCGTGAGCGCGTTCTTAGCCGAGTCCCAAGCGGTCAGCAGACCGTTGAACGCGCCCTTTAGATTCGCCTGCATCACCGCGGTGGTTTCAAGCGCGCTACCCTTTGCGTTCTGCAGGGACTTCGTGAGCTCGTCGAGCTTGCCAATGCCCTGATTGAGCAATGCGCGCAAGGCTGGGCCGGCTTCCTGTCCGACAGCCGCAATCGCGCGTTGCCCCGCTGGCCCGGCCGCGGCCAGCTCGTGCAGCATCTTCTCGAAATTGTTCGTCGTGATGCCCGAGGCCGCCAACTCTGTGCGGAATTTGCTGGCCGGGTCGGAGAACTGCGCAAGGATGCTGTTCAACGCCGTGCCGCCGCGGCTTGCGTCGATGCCGGCATCCGCGAACTTGCCGAGGATGGCAACGGTCGATTCGAGGCTCAGCCCGAGCGTGTTCGCCAGCGGCGCGGCGTAGCTCAACGCTTGGGCCAGCCCCGCAACGCTCGTGTTCGTGGCGTTGGCGCCCTTTGCCAGCACGTCGGCCACGCGCCCCGCATCAGTGAACGAGAGCCCCAAGCCGCTGACGATCTTCGTCAGATACTCGGCCGAGGTCGACAGCTCCACGTCGCCGGCACGGGCGAGCTGCATCGCGGCAGGCAGCGTCTTGATGGCGTCGGAGACACTAAGGCCGGCCTTCGCCAGGTTCTCCAGCGCACCGGCCGCCTCCAGCTCCGTGAAGCCGTAGCGCGCATCCGCTGCCGCTTCCTGCGCCGCCTTGCGCAGCGCGCGCATCTCGGCCGCCGTAGCGCCCGTGGCGGCCTGCACGCGGCTCAGCGCCTGCTCGAAGTCCGCCCCACCCTTCACCCAACCAGCGAAGGCCTGAATGCCGAAGTAGCCCAGCACAACCGCAGCGAACGCAACGAGGCGAGTCTGCAGCTTGTCGAACACCTTGGACGCATCGTCCTTGGCGTTGATGACGATCTGAATGGGCTTGAAGGCCAACGGGGGAACCTTTGGGGGAGCGGTGAAGGGGAAAGCCAGTGCGGCGACGTTTAGCGCCTCGTGCGAAGCGCCAGGCGTCGCCGCCGCTCAGAGCGAGCGGCGGCGGGGCAGAGGGCTAGACCCCCACAGGGCGGCCATCCACGAAGATCGCGACACCGCTCGGAGGCGTGAGCACTTCGATGTCGAATTCCATCTGCACATAACCGTCATCGCTGGTGACGAGCGCCATGTCGCCGGTGGGGGCCAGCGTCACGAGCGGGCAATAGGTGTCGCTCTGCTCGCCCTCGGCGATGTTGGAGAGGACGCGCAGGGCGCCGCGCAGCTCGGCCTTGTCGCCGGACTTAATGCGCAGCCAGGTGGTGGCCGGCTTGGAATAGGCGACCTTGATCTTTCCTTTCGGAATGCTCCCGCTGGCGAGAACCTGCAGGCGGCCGAGCGCCGCGTCAACGGTGTAGTCCTCGCCCAGTACGTAGGGCTCACCGCCGGCCTCGGGCGTCACAACCACTTCCGCGACCTTGCGCGCACCTGCCGGGTTCGCATCGGTGCGGCCGAGCTGATAGAACAGCCCAGGGCTCACGGCGATTTCTTCGGCGGGCACGGCGACGGCGGTTTGCGCGACCGTGGACTTCTCGCCGGAAATGAACATCGCCCGGTTATCGGCGCTCATGTTGTCGCAAGTGATCTTGCCGGTCCGGTCGATGCGCACGACGCGATTCGCATCCTTCACACCGGGGCCGCTTTCCGCGCTGTAGTGCGGCGCCTTCTCGGTCGCGATGCTCAGCGTGACGGTCGGGCAGTTGCCGAGGTGGCGCTCGCCGGTGAGCTGGTCGGCCGCGTCGTACAGGTCGAAGAAGACCCGGCCGCGCGGGATGACGTATTGACTCTTTTCAAAGATGTTTGCCATGGTGGCTCCGTTGGTTGGTTTCACTCTTGGCCGAAGTAGCGGCCAGTCGTGGAGAAGAGAAGTTCGATGCCGATGAGGCCGCCGTCTGCGAACTCAGGCGGCGCGAAGCGCGCCAGCTTCAGCGCGCCCCACTTGCGCCCGCCCGCCTCGCCGGGCACCCAGTTGTGAAGCTGCTCGATCACCTTCGAAATTGCGGTGTCGAGGAGTGCCGCCGCGGCCGGCCCACGCTTGACCGAAAGCAGGACGCTCCAGCCAGGCGCAAGCCCTACGGCGCCTTCCTTCACATCCGCTAGTGCGCCGGCGGCGAACATGACGGACACCAGCGCCGCGGCATCGCGATTGCCCTTGCCCGTTGACCAGCCCATGACTTCCCAAGCGGGCAAGCACTCGCGCAAGCGCTCAACCAGGTTGATTTCGAGCAGAAACATGTCAGGCGGTCCGTAGAACGAGGTTGGTCACGCCGGTGCCGTCCGCCTCGGCGCGCACCACTTCGAAGGCTCGCCCGTCTACGGTGATCGCGTCATCACGCCGCAGGCCGGCGAGGTCCGCCGTCGCGCCTTGGCACGTCGGGGCATCCGCATCGACCTGCACGCCGAACGGCGCCGTATACGGGTTATCGAAGAGGACGCGCACGGTCTTCTGCACGCCTTCGACGGTGAACGTGGCGCTCACCGCGAAGTCGCTGAAGAAAACGGACAGGTCTTCGGCGAACATGGGCTTACGCGGTCTCCGCGTCTTCCATCGTGGCGAAGCTCTCTTCGTTGCGCACGCCTACGTCCACGTCCTGCAGTGCCGTGACGCGCACGGTGCCGGTGGTGCTGTGCGTGTAGGGATCGACCATCAGGTCGAGACCACCCCACATGCCAATCACGAGGTCGGCGAAGTTGCCGAAGATGAGGGCCGACAGGTCCGTGCCGGTGCCCTTCGTGATGTTGCTCGGCACGGCGTTGGTAACCGCGGTGCGGTAGCCGTTGAGCGGCTCACTGCCCTTCTGCCACACGCGCTCTCCCGTGCCGGGGCCATCGACGAAGGTCTTCTTCAGCTTGCCGCGAACCTTGGCATTGGTGAGGTAGGCCAGCGTGCCTACGTCGGCATTCGCGACCGACACGGCGGTTTCGAGGTCAACGACGTGATCCCAAGTCGGCGCGCCGCCGTTCGCACCGCCGGCAACGCTCGCAGCGATGCGGGCCAGGATGCCGACCGGCTCGTTTGCCACGCCGCCGCCGGCGATGGCTGCGCGCTGGATCGCCAGACCGAGCACCATCGCGAGGTCGGTCGAGACAAAGCTCTCCACGTCGATGCTCGACTGCAGCAGCAGCTTGCGGCTGATGTCAGTGAAGGCGCCGACCGTCTTCGGCGACATCGCCACTTGGCCGATGGCTGCAGCGCTTTCGGTCGGCGCTTGGCCCTCGGCGACCCAATAGGCGCTGCCCGAACCCGCTTGCTTCGGAATGGCGATGTTGCCGACCAGACCCGACAGGTAGCGCACGCCCAGCGTATTGAGCACCATCGCATCGCGCAGGATGGAGATGAAGTCGCCCGCCATCAGGTCGGTGGAAACGAGGTTGCCGCCGGCCGCGGGAGTGCCGACCACCATGTCGCGCGTCTGCACTTCGAAGGGAATCAGGATGCCGCGCGAAGCCTTACCCAGCTTGGCAGAAACGGCGTTGGAGCACTCGAATTCGAAACTGGCCGCATTGCGTGCGGCGACATCGCCGGGACTCGCGAGCGCATTGAGGGCACGCACCATGCTGAAACGGCGCGTCTCTTTCTTGCTCAGGCCGATATCGGCCGTGGGCACGGGCTTGTTCGACAGAGCACGAATTGCTTCGGCTTGGAATTGCTCGACCGTGTGGCCGGCTTGAATCGAACGCATCGCCAGCTCGGCCCCGCCAGGCATAGCCGCCGCGATCTGGCTGATTTCGTTGGCGTGGTTGCGCTGTGCGGGCGTTTCGATGGTGGGGGCCGGCGTGCCGGCGGGCTTGTTTTCGGGCGTGGTCATACTGCGGTTCTCCGTTGAAGATGGGGATGTGGAAGGAAGGGAAGGAAGCGAAGGGACCGCCGAGGCTTCGGCGGGGAGACTGCGGCCCACGCCGACAGTCACGTCTGCAGGGACGCTGACGAGAGACAACTCGTAGGGCTCCCAATCGGTCACGCGGTAGGTGTCGATCCCATCCTTCGTGCCCTCGAGAACGACTCCGTGAATGATGTAGCCCACCGAAACGTTGACGCGGATGCCATCAACCACATCCCGGAAGACTTCTTCTGCGCGCGCGCTGCGGCCGAAGCGCACCACGGCACGAGCCACCTTGTCCGTCCCGATTTCCACGGACTCGACAACTGCGACAACGTCGCGCGTGTCGTGGTCGCAAAGAAGGTTCGCGCCAGCGGTGAGGCGCCCGGTGCGCATCGACTTTCGACTGAGGTCGAGAATCTCGACAAACCACGACCGCTCGACAGGCGTCTCGCTGGCAAAAGCCAGCTTGACCGTGCGCGCCTGCTCGTCAATCGAGGAACGCTCGACAACGAACGACCGTTTGAGCTGGGCCGTTGGCAGGTGCTGGAGCAGGGATTTAGGAAGACTTGAAGTCATGACGCTATTGCAACGGCGCGGTGGTGACATTGACAAGGCACGCCATGTCACTAGTTCGATGCCGCGGCCTCTTCTTCGTCCTGCTCTTCTTCGTCGTCTTCCGGTTCGCTCTCCTTGGGATTAGCCTTCGGTGCAGGAGCGGAAGCGGGCCGCTTCGACTCGTATGCGGGCAACACAATGCCGAGCTTCTTAGCGAGGTCTTGGGCTTCTTTGATCTTCACCATGGTGTCGTAGAAGTCGCGCCCCATCTGCGCACTCAGGTCCTGCGGCGCCATCAGGCCGGCACCGACGCCGGCAATGCGCGCGTTCATGTCGCGCAGCGGGTCCACCCATTCCCACCGGCGGCCGAGCCAGTCGTGCGCAGCGAACTTCACGGCCTTCGCCGAGGGCAATGGGCTCCCGTTCGGCAACGTGACGGCATTGGACAGAAGCGACATAACCAACCACTCGGCGCGCACGCGCTTGAGCATGATGTCGATGAACCACTGTTGATCCGAAGCCCACCGATCTCGCTCGTCGAGCGTGCCGCTTCGGATGCTGGAGAAGTTGACGCCTTCGAGGTCGTTTGCGAGCGCGTGATATGACACGCGCCAACCACTCGCCACGCGCTGCAGAGCGGTCTTTACGAACGGGCCGAAGACCTCATTCGGATACTTGCTCTCGTGCGCTTTGAAGTCGAAGCCAGGCGGCAACGTGTCATAGACGCCCGGCTGGCTGGTGCTGATGGCGGTTCCGTCGTCGTCTTCTGCGCCGATGGGCAAGGTGCCCGGCGCAGAATCCCCGGTCTGCGTGAAGAAGCCGAAGTGATTCGCCCCGTGCTCTGCCGCCAGCACTGCGGCCAGCATGAAGCCCCCAGGTGGTGCAGGCTCAACATACCGGGCGCCATCCATGGGATGCCGCGAACCTGCTCGGCACGCTCGACCTTGAAACCATGAATCAGGTCTTCGCCCGGCAGGCGAACACGTTGCCGCGAGGTGCGCGGCCCGTCGTTCGGATGCGCTTCGAAGATGTGAATTGCCACCATCCGGCGATACGCATCGACCTCCACACCCATGATGACGGTATTGCCCGTCGAGTGCTCTACGCCGTTGTACGTCGTGTCGATGCGATCCACATCGATGAGTTGCAGCGCGAAGTTGAATTCGTTGCGCGCATCGGCGCCGCGCACCATGCGCACCAGAAACTCGCCGTCGCTCGGAAGTCCGCCGACCAACGTTTCGCACATGTCGCGCAGGGACTGACGACCGGCAACGTCGCACACCGCCTGCCAACGAAGAAAGGCGGCCTCAATCGCGTCATTCGCCAGCTTGTCCGTCGTGCCAGATGCGCCCTCGACGCGGGACTGCATGACAAAGCCGGAAGGCCCCACCATGTTGGTTTCGACCATGCCGCAAAACTTGCGCGCATAGTCGTTGTTGTTGCGGAGGTCGCGCCCCGCGCTCGCAGTCGGTCGAGGTCGCCGCGCAGCTCTTCGTTGATGCTCGCGTATGTACCGATCCACTCGGCCGAGAGCCGGTCGATGCGCGCGGCCTGAAAGCGGCGCTTCTGTGTCTTCTTCGCTGCGGGCTTCTCGCCGAACATGCGGCGCAGGAATGCCGGCGCCTTCATTGCCCGAACCTCACCATGATGCGGCCAGACACACCGCGAGGCCCGCGCTTGCCCTCTTCCGCTGCGACCTCGCGCAGATACTTCGAGCGCATGGCGTGAAGCTCTATGAGCGGGATGTACTTGAGGCGGCGCCCGTTGATTTCGTATTCAGCGGTCGCACTCGTCGCGCGACCTTCGAGCACGGCCTCGATGGCGTCGAGCGTGCGCCGAGCGTGTGAGCGGACATCCCCTGCCGCGCCGAATGACGGCGCGACCGTCAGCCGGCCGGTGCCGACCGTATAGACCTCCTGCGCGTTCGTGACGCGCGCCCTCCAGTCGTAAGCACCAGGTGCATAGCCTTGCGTCGCCTGTGCGGAGACAACAACGCGGAAGACGTCGCCGTCAGCGGATGCGGAAATCTCGTAGCGATGCGTCGCGTTGAGCAGCTCGTAGCTCAACGCCCAGCCGGCCGAGGCCGGATAGTCGACGAGCCGTCGCGCCCATTTCAGGGTGTCGCCCGGAATGATGGAGACAGGTTCGGTGTTGGAGGTGTCGATTGCCACGGTCGTGCCTTTGGTCAGTGTTGACCGCACTATCGAAGGCAACAGGTGACATCGACAAGGCGTGGCGTGTCACTTCCCCCCACCGCGGACTACCCATCCCTTAGCGCGCACCCGACGCAAGATCCCGGCTCATAGCGGTGGGCCTATAGTCGATCCGTGAGCAATACTTTCTTGAACGAAACGCGAAATCAGCACTACCTGTCTCAGGGCGAGCAGCGTCTGAACACCTCCACACCCAATGCCAAGAAAAAAAGGAATCAACGCATATATGAGTTCGAGGTCTTGGGGCGCTTCGAACAGGTCGCACTTGGCGAGCCTAAGAATCGTCGCATTGAGGCCAACCTGGCTTTGGATGACATCTTTAGCTTCGAAGTTGATCCCGAAATCAGGCTGCGGCAGAACTTTGAAGTTCTGTTTCAACGTTACGAAGACAGCCTCATTACTCGCACCGAGGCCTTTTTGAAGAAAGCAGAGGCAAAGGCGCGCCCCCCGCAAGTCAAAGACGATCTGGTTGGTCTGTTCGCGGCGAAGCTTTTGAATTTCGCTCGAAACCCGTACTGCGTGCCGAAGGTTCTGGATACGTTCAAGAGCTTTCTCACGGTACGACCTACCGATCCCGCCACTGACGATCAACTCAACCTAGTCCTGAATGGAAATCGACCGCACCAGACGGAAATATGTAAGCGGTTCGACCTTTCAGTGCTGCAGTACCAGCAATGGCTTCAGGTGCTGTTCATGTTGCTTACCGAGATGAATAGTCCCAATGGGCAGGAAAGCCTCTTCGACGGGATGGTCCGATCTCTTTTCAACAAGAGAACCACCGCGGTGATGGTGACAGTCATCCGCCATACAACAGACAAGTGCCTGTTGTCCGACCGCTCGTTCAACTCGCCGATCAATGCCAACGGAATGCTCTGCTTCGAGTTCAACCTTCGCCATGACACGTTCATTCGCTATGTTTTCGCGGACCGAGCGGCGTGGCTCCCAACCGAGATTCCGCCGCATCTCCTGACGGCTCTAGACCTGATGGAACCCATTTTCAGCATTGACTACCGGGTTGATGATCGCGCAGAGCTTTCGCGTTACAACTTGAACGCTGTCAACCAGTGCCACAGCCGAGTGTTTTGCAGCGTCGATAGCGGCATCCTGATTGCACGCTAGCGAGAGTGCACGGCGCAAGCCCGCAGCTTTGCGGCAGGGGCGCATGGCTACGCTCATCTTTTTGAAGGCGACTTGATGATGCGCAACACTTGGCGTCCGGACAGCTCGTAGCGGCGAGACAGAAGCTTCACGCGCTCACCGGCCAAGTAGTCGCGCACGATGCGGCTATTGCGGTTGCTATGGTCTTCGCCACGGCTTCTCGCAATGAACACGCGGTCGCCCCCCCACTCCGCCCGGATGTCGGCTTCCACGCCTTTGACAAGCTCAGTCGTGAGCTCGGCGGGTAGCTCCACCTTCGCGGCGGCGAGTGCGTCCTGCACGCGGCTAAGGATGTCGAGAACGAAGTCGTTCCTCTTCGTGTTTTTCACCATGATCTGGGGGAGAAGGATTGTCGTGACGGGCGTTGAATGGTTCGACGCGCAGGCGCCGGCTTTGCAAATGCGGGAGCGGACAGCGGACGCGCTGTCGGTGCTAGCGCCGGCGGCTCGACAGCCGCAGGCATGGGCGCTGCTTGACTCGGATGCGTTTCGCGTGAAACATCGACTGGAGCGGTTTCGAGCGATTGCGTTTCGCGTGGAACATTTCCCGGCGCGCTCTCGGGCACCTGCGTTTCGCGTGAAACATCGGCAGGCGGCGCCTCTTGCTGTTGGCCTCCCGCGAACAGATCGCCGTTCGGCGGCTGCACGATGGACTCCAAGCGTTGCCACATCTTCCCGGTGTAGAGGTGTAGGCCGAGCATGTGTGTGCAGAAGACCGCATAGACGGTGCAGTCCAATGCTTCATTGCGCACGCCAGGTGCCTTGGTCCAGCGGTAGGCCTCGCCGCCGGCCACGCGCTGTGGCACCCGAGCCTCGGCCGTCAACTGTGTGTAGAACTCAGGCGGCAAGTCCTTGCTGAAGTGCACGTAACCAGCACCCGGCTTCTCGACACACAGACGGCCATAGATCAAGTCCTTTGCCGTATCTGTTCCGACGTACCACAGGCGCACACCCTTCTTGATGATCTTGCCGCCCCAGTTCACGTCCTGCACCGTGGCCTTACTCTTCACCATCTTGCTGGGCTGCGGGTCGCCACGCACGGCGAACACGCGCTCGCGTTCGCGCTGGCGGCAGTAGTTGTAGGCTTGGTGCGTGAAGTGGCCACCGGTGTCCACGGCCATGGCTTCAATCTTCATCGCCTGCCCGCTGGCGTGCTGAAAGATCGTTTGGCGGTAGGCATCGAGGTGCGCCCAATCCCGCTCATCGGCCGGGTTGGCGTATATGACGCTGTAATCGATGCACCACATTTCCTCGCCACGACCAACCGCCCAGGTCACCACCTCAAAGCGGCTATCCTGCACGTCCACGCCTGTGACCAGCACGAGGCCGCCATATGGCACCGTGAAGCGGCGATAGGCTTCGGCACGGCGCGAGAGCGCGTGCTCATCCGCGCGCTCAACCACGGCCTCCCAATACTGCGCCAACGTCTCATTGATGAAGCCTTCGAGCGGAGCCGTGTCACCGGCCTTCGCCTTGGTCGTGGCTTCGAGGAACTCGCGCACGATGTCGGACCATGCGCGCTGCGGGCTGTAGCCGCTCCACATCTCGACAAAGGCGACATGCCGTGGCGCGCGGATGACGACACCTTGCGCGTCTGTCCAGACGTGCAAGTCATGGTCATAGCGATACCGGCCGCACTCGCTTACCCACTTAGCGCCCGTGTCCCAGATGCGCAGATAGTCGGCTTGCGTGATCGACTCATGGCAATGCGGGCAGACATGGCGCACGGTGTCATGGTCGTAGCCGTCCCACTTGAAGCCGTGGCGCACTTTCTTGCCGCCCCACAGCAGCGGGTGCTCGGCATCGCAATGCGGGCACACCACGTTGTATCGCATGCGCACGTCGGCGTTCTTCTCGCGGTACTCAATGTGGTCGAAGTCCTTGATACGCACGGTGCTGCCTGCGACCAGCTTCGGGAACGGCGCGCCTTCGAGGCGACCGCGCGCGAGCGTGATCGGGTCCGAGGACTTTTCAATCTTTGCGTCGAAGGCAGAGGCTTCGTCGAGGATGGCAACGGCCACCGTGATGCGGCGATAGGCACGCGCGGCCTTGCCGCCGAGCAGATGCAGCACCGAGCCGAAGAAGCTCTTGAGCTTCATCGTGTCTTCCTTGCCCGGGACCGTCACGGCCTTGAGCGCGGTCACGTCGCGCAGCATGGGCTCGATTTCGGACTTCACGAAGCTGTCGCGGTCGTCGTCGGTCGGCATCCACAGCGCCTGCTTGCGCCGCCGGTGCGCAGCGTTGTATGCGATGAAGGCGAGCAGCGTCTTCGTGTAGCCGACGCGCTTCGCCTTGCGCACCGTCACCTCTTCGATGTCGTCATTGCTGAAGGCATCCATCCACCCCTTCTGGAAGGGGTAGGCCTTCCATTCGCCCTGCGTGTGGCTTGCCTCAGGTGACAGGTAGAAATTGTCCTCGGCCCATGCGCTCAGCGGCTGGGGCCGTTCCATCTTCAGCGGCCCGAGGCCGGTCAGGGTCGCGGCGATGACCGCGCGCTGCGTTTCGCTGGGCGCCAGGCTCATGGTGCCTCGCCCTCTTCCGGCTCGTCATCTTCTGGCGGCGAGACCGCTTCCGACACGAGCCGAGCCGTCGCGCGCACCCACTGGTTGCGCGCATCGGCGATGGCAGACATGAGCTTGTCGCGTGCCGTGTCCGGCAGCTCAGGGCACACCTTGCGCAGCAGGCCGGGCAGTTGCTCGAAGCGCTCGGACACGGATTGGCTCGCGGTCGCCAGCACCTCGGCCAACAGCGAGATGGGCGCGTACTCGCCGCGCGCCACCGCGTTCTTGATCGCGATGCCGAGGCGCTGCTCGCGCGCCAGCGCCGCGCGCTCTTGCACGAGGTCGAGGCCGCCAAGCTCCGACGACGCTCGCCCGGCCGCCATGTCGCGCATGCGCTCGCAGTAGGCAATCAGCCACTCGTGGCCGGACTCGCCGCGCGTCAGCACGCCCTCGGCCATGAGCTGGCTCACACGCGCCTCGCTGACGCCGACCCATGCGCCAAACTCGGCCTGCGAAATCGCCTGCCTCATTGCTTCAACAGCCTTCACTTAACCCCCTTAGCAAGACCGCCGAACAGTCCAAGGTCGGGGTTCGAATTACCCGTAACCACCGCTTCTGCGGAAGGACCCACGACTTTTTGAGACCGCACCATCGGGGTGCGGTGGCCGGGCCGCGGCGCCCAGGCGGGAGACAGGTCGAGCACGCTCGTCATTCGCCCACCAGCTTCCGAATGCGGTAGCGAATGCGACGCTCGATGTAGGGCTGAAGGTCTGCACGCTCGGCCACGCGCTCGCGGCTGATGCGCGCGTCATAGACACCAGCACGAACGAACATGAGCACAGGCCGCACGACTACACCCTGCGTGCCTGTCGCGGCCCAGATGCCAGGAGCGAGGTGCTGTGTCGGGCCGCTACGAAGGCGACCGTATGCAATGAAGAAGCGCACGCCCTCGCGGTCCTTGGTGCCCTTGTGCAGACGGGCCTTGCGCCTGTCCGTCATGTTGGCCCTGTAGCCCTGCTCTCCCATGGCTTGGAAGTACGACAGCAGGCGCACGAGGAAGCCACCGCGCGCATTGCCCCGCCCGTCATCGCTGCCCGGGTAGGGCGTGTCAGGCATGGCCGTTTGGTAGCCGGCGGGCAGGATGCCAATGCGGCGCAGTGCTGCCTCGCTGCGCTTGTCGCGCCGCGGGCCGCCGAACTCTTGCGCCTGAAGAATCTTCTGCGGGTCCACACCCTTCCCGCCGAAGTAGGTCGGCTCAATCTCCACACTCAGTCGCTCGGGCGTGGCCTTGCGCACATACACGCTCTTGAGGATGTAGGGCGTTGGCCGGTCGAACTGCTCGCGCATCTCGCGTTGCCACTCTCGCCGCGCACGAAAGCCGCCATCGCTCAGGCCATCGGCATAGGCCTGCTTGGCCTGCTGGCCCGACAGCTTGGCGAGCTGCGATTGCACGCTCGCGAGGCCGCTGCCGTCGAATGCCATCGTCACGCGCATACCGCACTCCCTGCCCTATCGACGGCCTGCCGCACTCGTGCGGTGAATGCGAGGTAGCTCTCGCCGCGGCCCATCGAGAACGCCGCCTCATCCCATGCAGCGAGGCCCAAGGCGCGCGCCATCGCGTCGATGCCGCTGCGCGTCTCATGCCATGCGCCGGCGTTCGCGCCAGGTGCACGAGGCACGTCACGCCAACGCTCATTGCGCAGCCAGGTCGCGAACTCGGGCACGAACTCGCCATCGTCCTTTGTCCACCTCTTGCTAAGCCTTTGGGCCTCGATGGCCGCGCGCATCGTTTGCTGCTGCGCGGCGGTTGGCGCGAGCCGAAGGTATCGGCGTTGTGCCTTCATCCGGTTGTCCTGATTCGGGTAGATCGAGAAAAGCTCATCGAACCCGGTCGCCCCCCGCCGGGGGTAGGGGGTATGGTTAATGATGGTTCCTGAAGATTCGGGTGTCATAGCTGTGTCACCCCTCGCGTCACCGGTGTCACCCCTCGCGTCACCGGTGACACCCCTCGACCCCACTCCATGGGGTGTCAATCTGTCACCCGTGTGGATAACTTCGGGTGTCTTGAGGGGTGTCAATCTGTCACCCGTGGCGGTTTCGGCCGCGCTTTCGTCGGGTGTCAAAGTGACACCCGTGGTTGGAGGAAGCGTTTCGCCGGCCACCCACGCCGCGGATACCCGGTACTCGTTCGTGAGGCCACGCCTGCCCGTGGCCGCGCGCACCTGCTCAAGCCAGCCGGAAGCCACCATCTTGGCGATCTGGCGCTGTACGGTGCGGCGGCTCTGCCGCGTCTTGCGCGCCAGCTCATCGACCGATGGCCATATGCTTGTGCCGTCGTCGCGCGCGTGATCGACCATCGCCAGGGCGAGCAGCATCTCGCTGCCGCCCTCGGGGTAGCGGTCGAACACCATCGTCATCAGCCGAATGCTCATGCGCCTGCCCGGCCCCCTGCGATCCATGCCGGATTGATGCGGTAGACCACGAAGTAGCCGGGGCCTGCCTTGCGGTCCACGCGCATCAGCCATCCCGCCTTGAGCATCCGCGCAAGCTGCCGATGCACGGTGCTGCGGCTCTGCCCCGTCTTTTGGCACAGGGCATCGATGGACGGCGCAATTTGAGAGCCATCGTCGCGGGCATAGTCGGCCAAAGCGACGGCCAGCAAGCGCTCGCCTGCGCTTCCCGTGTAGCGGCCTAACACCATCGTCAGCAGCTTCACGCTCATGACTTCGGTTCCTCCCGCATCAGGCCGCGCAGCACGCCCAGGCAATGGCCCACATGGGCGTTGACCTCGGCGGCCATGTGCTCGGCCTTGCGCATCTGGTTGCGCGTCACGCCGCCCTCACGTCGCAGCAACGCCTCGCCCATCGCCTGCACGAAGTCGGCATAGGCCACCTGCATGCGCACGAGTGTGTCAAGAGGGTCGCCCTCGGAGTAGACCGGTGTGGCGCGGCTGCAGGTATGGCCCAGCTCGCCCGCCATCGCATGCAGGATGGCGAAGTTGCGGCTCTGCCACTGCATCTCGATGGCGTCGCGCAGCGTGAGGTGGTGCGTGGTGTTCTGCAGGTTGACTTTGTGGGTCAACGTGCTGCGGTTATGGCGCATGCGCTTGGCGAGGGCACCAATGCCTCCCTCGTAGCCGTGCGCCGTGTCGTAGGCCGCCGCAGCGGCATCGTGGCCGCGCAGCATGTCGGGCACGGGCTCATCGACGCCATAGCCGTGCGCCTCATCAATTGAGATATTCGTTCTCATGCAGACCTCAGAAAAAACAAGCAGATGCCTCGCGAAGGCGAGTCCCGCTCCGACGCTGGCGGAGCGCATCGACGCCATCGAGCAATTCCTGCAGCAGCTCGTGCAACTGCTGGAGTTCGAACCAAACTTGAGCCGCGAGAACGTCGCGGCATGGATGGAGGTGATGACGGCAAGCGCAGGCGGCCAAGGGCTGCAGGCGTTGCGTCAACGGGCCGCGATGGAGCGACTGTGCGAGCGCGTGCTTTCGCCCGCCGTAGACGTGCTACGGCCGGCGAACGGATGGCTTTCGTAGGGCGTGCCTTTTCGCCTCGACGGTCACGCATGCGCACCACTCCCGTCCCGCGCACCAGCGCCGGGTGCGCCCACGCCATCACCGAGCATTTCGGGCGGCAGGTACTTACGCGCCAGCGCTGCAAGAACGCGGTCCTCAATACGCGGCGGCAAGTCCTCGGGCCACTGGGAAATAGCGGCCGAAGAAATGCGGCCGATGGATTTAGCCGCGGCGCCGACCGACCCGCCCAACAGCTCAAGAGCGCGAGATTTCTTCATGCGCCGAAGGTTAGCACACTTACAAGCAACGCCAAAGGACACTTACGGCCTATTAAGCTGTAATCACACTTACATGACTACCCTTCAAGAACGCATGCAAGAGTTGGTTCGCGACACCGGCTGGACCGTCGGCGAAATCAGCACGAAAGCAGAGGTTTCGCACTCTGCCGTGTCGCAATGGCTCAACGGGGAGACCCAGAGCCTCAAGATCGAGCCGGCCGTGCTCTTGGAGCGCTATACGGGCTTCAGCGCCCTATGGCTCGCGAAGGGCAAGGGAAAGAAAAAAGTCGATGCGGGGGGAGCGAATGACGCTCCCGAATTCGCAGGGCGCGCCAAACAGGCGCGGTTCGTGCCAGTCGTCGGCACCGCAAAGATGGGAGACGATGGCTACTATGAGGAAATTAGCTCCGTAGTGGGGCGGGAGACGGACACATCGAGATAGCTACAGAGGACCCAAACGCCTATGGACTGCGCGTCCGAGGTCAAAGCATGTTCCCGGCGATCCGGGACGGCTGGTATGTCCTGGTCGAGCCGAACGGCACGCCACAGACCGGCGAATACGTGCTGCTCAAGCTCCGGGACGGGAGAAAAATGGTCAAAGAACTGTTGGTGCGACGCGCCGCCTCGGTCGAGGTTTTGAGCGTCAACACTCAAGAGCGCTTGACGTTCGACATTTCGGATATCGAGGCAATTCACGCTGTCGCCGCCGTGGTGACTGCCAGCAAGTGGCGGCCAGACTAAGCAGCAGTCCACGCCCAACCAAGCCCGCCCCAAGCGGGTTTTTTTGCGCCTATTGCGTTAGCACACTTAATTTTTTTGTTAGCACACTTGCATTGATGGGTTAGTACGCTTACATTCGCTGCGTCAGTTCACTTACTGGAGCACGACATGACGCGACACCACCTCACCTCAATTGCACCCGTGCGCCGCTACCGGTGCACGTACACGCCCCGCGATGCTTCGGGGCACCTGAACCCCTCGGACACCGGCGCTGCGCCTTCCGTGCAGTTCTTGGCCGCGAACGCCGAACAAGCCCTCGACCTCGCGCAGAAAGTCACCGGCTGCCCGGTGATCGAAGCAACCCGCATCGAGGGTTGATGCCGTGGCACGCGCACAAATCAACCACGCTTCCGATAGCCGCGCCGCCACACGCCACGCGGCCACCAGCTCGGCGCGCGTAGACATCTGGGTTCGGACCATCCGAGGCCGCCGCCAGGCGTTCTACCGTTGCAGCGCCGCCGGCGTTGCGAACTGGCAGGCCATCGGCGTGCCGCTCGCCAACAAGGCACTGAAGCTCGGCAGCATCAGCCTGCCCGGCATCACCAATGCCGCGGTCGAGCTGTACGTCGAACAGGCCCACCCGATGGCCGCGGAGTTCGCCGAGCGCGCTCGCGCTCTCAACAGCGACATCGACGCGATGAACCTTTCGGCGCGAGGTGCCGCATGACCGCAGCGCTCAAAACAAGCCCTCTCAGCCTCGCCGAGACAAAGGCAAACCTTGCGGCAGCGCAAGCAGCCGCAGCCATCGCGCAGGCAATCGCCGCCTACCAAGCAGCCGGCTACGGATCACTCGTGACTCAGCCTCTCCATGAGGCTCTGGCACACGTCAATCACTCGATCCGCGAGGTGAAGTCGTGAGCGCGTCGAACGAAGAAATCAACGCGCTCCTGCGAAGAGCCGACGCCCTCAAAGACCAAGACGGCGCCCCCGAGTGGGTGCGGGCGTTCTGGCGCGGCTACGCCAAGAGCTTGCGCGATCTGCAATCGGGTGCGGGGAAGAAGGCGGCAGCGAAGGACTCAGCCGCCCAACACCGCACGGGCATGCGCCAACGTGCAAACGCCGCTCTGCCCGTAGACAGCCATCGTTTCGCCGCTGCGGACATGCCTGAGTTCGTGACCACCGAGAACGTAGAGGTCGCCAATCACCTCATCGTCGATTTCAAGGTCAACGCTGTCCAGCAGCTCGAACACGACAAGTTGATCGCTCTCGTCGCGCACGACAAACAGGCCGTTCCTGCGGCTGATGCCCACAATATTTCCGCGTGCCATGAGTCCTCCGGAGTTGTCGCGGGGAGTATCGCGCAAGGACATAGCGCCGCAGCCCACCCCGAGGGCGTGAAGGACACAGGAGGCGCCCCGTGACCTTCCTTTTCCGCTGCCCCGAGTGCCGCACGCGGCGCCGCAGCCATGGCCTGTTCACGCAGCATCTGCGCGAAACCGGCCATCGACTGTGCCGGTGCGGCGGATACCACTACGAGCACCGCCCGGGTTCGCCCTATTGCGAGCGCAACCCGATGAGCGCGGCCCTGCTCGCGAGCCGATACGGCGCCTCTGATGAAGAGGTGTTCGAAATCGCGCTCGAAATCGCCCTCACAACCCCCGGCCGCGCTGCAGCGGCCTGCCCCTTCTGAAAGGCCCGGCCATGCGCTCGACCTCTCTCCACCAAACCGGCGACGGCCTCATGAGGACTTCGCCTGTCACGCCCACCCCGAGCTTCCTCGCGACCGCTGCCGCGCTGGCGGTCTTCATCGTCCTGCCCATCGTGCTCGCCGCGATGTGCGTCTACGGCTGGAGCACACCATGACCACCACCACCACCACCAACGGCGTTTTCTTCGTCGGCAACGACCGGCCCGGCCGCCCCGCAGTGAGCCACCACAAGTCCGATGCGGGCGACTTCGTGCTGAAGCTGCGCGTTGTCGACAACCAAGGTCCGCGCGCCAAGGAAATCTATGTCGTGCGCTGGATCGGCCTGAACGCCGCCGCATGGCGCGACAAGCACCCCGCCCTAAAGGCCGGCGACGCGCTGCGCCTTGAACTCACGAACCCGCGTTCGATGCCAGGCGCCCACGCGCCCGAAATCCACGCCGCAATCCGAACGTGCGAGCTGTTGCCCGCACGCGCCCCCGCTGTCGCACAAACCGCCTAGCCACCCCCAACGCCTCGGACCTATGACCCCCACCACGCCCTCGGTGAAGCGCCCCGCGCTGCACCATCTCATCGCGCTGACCGGCCACGCTGGCGCCGGCAAGGACACCACGGCTGACCTGTTGGTCGCACACGGCCGCTTTCGTAAACTGGCCTTCGCTGACGCGCTGCGAGGCGAGGTCTCCAACGCCTTCAGCGTGTCGCTCGACGACCTCAACGCACCTCACCTGAAGAACGTTGCGACGGTCGCACTGCGCATGCGCCTCGCGCCGCGCGACTTCCTCGCCGCCGTCGTGTTGTCGCTTTCAGCCGCATCGCCCAACCATCGCACGCCGCTCAGCGACGCATGGCTCGACGAGCCGCGCAGCCCGCGGCAAATCATGCAGTGGTGGGGCACTGAGTACCGCCGCGCGCAGTCGCCCAGCTACTGGACCCAGCAGCTCATCTCCCGCCTCGCCTACTACCGCCGCGAAGGCGAAACCCGTTTCGTCGTCACTGACGTGCGATTCGACAACGAGGCCCATGCGTTGCGCATGGCCGGCGCCGTGCTCTGGCAAGTCATCCGCCCCGGACACAACGGCGCCGCGGAAGGCGCGCACGTCAGCGCAACGGACGGTAGCCGCTTCAACCCCGAAGCGGTTATCACCAACGCCCACGACACGAAGCACCTGCAGGTGGAGGTGCTGGCGATGTTCATCGCGCGCGAACTCGGCCTCAACCGTAGCTGCATGAGCTTCACCATGAACAACGAAACGCACTAACCGTCGCATGAAGACATTCTTCCTGCTCATGGCTCAATACGAGGCCCGTCCAGTCATTCCGTTGGAGTGGGTACAACGGGATTTCTTCTCGCACGTTGACGTAAAAAAATTAGCCGCGAAATGCATGGCGGGCGATATCCAATTACCCTTGGTTCGCATCGACCCGAGTAGCCAAAAATCCCAAAAAGGAGTGAGTATTCAGGATCTTGCCGAATACTTAGACAGCCGGCAACAAGCAGCGCGCAAAGAACTGGCGCAGATTCTTTCAAGCTGAATAGTGGCGCCTTGGCATTCGAATATTGCCTAATTATTCCCGGGCTTGAATCCTCCTTTGCAATACCACTCGCTCTCTGCAAGTGCTTGCAAAAGCGCAGTCTTCCAAGAATTCGGCTCGACTTGCCTAGAGGAGTTGGCCATCAAGTCCATATGATGCTTCACACCATCCTCACCGGCCTTTTCAAACAAAAGATTCAGTACCGGCACCAATCCCGCAACCTCTGTAGCAGCTTCAACTGAAAAACGCCGCGCCAGATCGAACTCTTCGAAATGACGAGTAGCTCGACTTCGGAGAGCAGCATCCCAATCAGCAGGTGGCTGCGAATAAAAAATTGCGGTGACGGGCGAAGTCATTTCAACCGAGGCAAACAGCCATTGCTGCTGTCCTATTACCGCACTTTCAAAATAAGGATGCAAAACCTGCTCCGCCTCAACTGAAGCAACACCGCCACCTTTGCCATGATTGCAGTCTTTACAAGCGGGAACGAGATTAGCAGGAAATACAGAAAAGATCGGAAAACTTGACTTGGCCAAAAAATGATCGAGCGTTGACGCTTGACCAAAACCACACAAAGGACACTTACCACGTGGCGCTGATGCCAATATCTTATCGTAGTAGAGGCGCGCTGGCCTTCCTCGTGTAGAAAGTTGCTGCGTATATAGGTTTTTTAACTCCCTAGGCGTAACCTCTGGAATTAATAACTCATCATTCTGAATTTCTGTTGGCGCAATCGAATACAAGCCGAAAGCGGCCGCCCTCCCTAGATACTCTTCATAACCAAGCTGAACGAACGGTCGCGCCACCATCAATCTTTGTCGAATTTCATTGGCTCCAGTACTCGCGACGCAGGCATCAAATACATCCAT